GCTGACATTTGGTGATCTGGAGTTTCGCGGCAAATGCCCTACCGAGGAGCAAGAACAGATCACGTTCTTCGGTCGGCTGCGGCGCACGCATCCTGATACATGGGGGAAGATCGCCCTGCATCCGCGCAATGAGGGGCTACGGATCGGCGGCCAGTTTGGCGCGGTATCGAAGCACAAGGCTGAAGGCATGACGCCGGGTGCTTCGGACATCATCATCCCGGCGCGGGTGGCTTTTGTATGCGAATTGAAGCGCCGCGACCCGACGCAAGGGCGCTGGCAAGATGGGCAGAAGGAATATCTTGCAGCATCGGCCAAAGCTGGGGCGTTTGCCTGTGTTGCGATGGGCTGTGACGCGGCTTGGCAGGCTTTTGAGGCTTGGCTGGCGGCCAGTGATCTAGCCTAGCTTGCGCCCATAAAAAGCTTCTAGTTCGGAAAGCCGCCTTTGAATTGCCGTCTTGGCACCATCGTCAAGACGGTTTTCTTTGTGCAGTTGCAGCATGTAGCCTTTAAGTTCCTGCACGCCGATGATTGTGGCTACTTTTTCGGCATGTGTTGGCTCTTGCCCGCGTGCCGCAACACGCAGGCAATGCCATTCTGCTTTGCTCCTTTCAAACCTCAAAGAGCCTCGCCCCTCAACCCGACCAGCATCTTGGCCTGCATGTCTTTTTCCCTATCAGCAATCTCGCCGCCGCAGGCTAGATAACCGCAGCCATCGACCCAGTTGTCCGCGTGCGCCGGGTTCGACTTGGCGCGGGCCAGCTTCAGCAGCGTCATCATCACCGCCACGTCGTGCGGCTTGATGTTGCGCCCAAGGTGGGCAGACCAGTACGCGGCGATCAAACCGAAGTTGGCCTCGGCGTCGCCGTGCGTGCTGGCGCGATCCTTCGTGACGTACTCCTTGGCGGTGTCGAGAATTTCCGACCTGTTCATGCCATCGCTCCCTCGGTGATCCACTCTTCCTCGAAGCGCAGGTCTTCGATCCCGGTGATGTCGGCCAGACGGTGGCGGTAGACCGCCGACGGCACGACGCGGCCCGTCATCCATCTGGACAGACTGGATTTTGCAACTGGCACTTTGTCGGCGAGCCAGCCGAGCTTGCGCCCGTCCTTGGCGCACCACTGCCTGATTTGACTTTGAGCCATCATTGGCGCTCTCCCTTGTTTCGATGCTGTAGGCTTACGGTTTAAAAAAAGTTACGTCAAGTGCAATTTTTTGCTTGCATGAGGTGTTTCTAGCTGTATGGTGGTCATACGAACTAGCAAAAAGGATTAGCCAACATGACCAACATCACCATCACCATCACGCTGGAACAGGCCCAGACGGCCCTAGATTGCATCGACCGTGACATGGACTACAGCACCCACGACCAGCCCGATTATCACGACATTGGCGAGATGATGCACAACCTGCGCCGCCTCGAACTGCGCCAGCGCCTGACCTCTGCAATCAACGCCCTGAAGGAGATCTGACATGCGTATCCGAGACGCCGCCGCCGACCTGATCGGGGCCATCGCAATCTTCGGCCTGCTCTGGGCTGGCTTCGTCTTCGCTCACGGTATGGGGTGGTAAAATGGCGATCAGACTAGGAGCAATGGACACCCACATCGTGCTGACCGCGCTGTGGGATTACCGCGAGACGCTGACGATCTACAACGACACTAGGCCCAGCCCGCACATTGAGGAGAAGATCAGCAGCGTTGACCGCCTCATCGAGAGCTACAAGAAGTCATACTTCGCCTTGGACAGATTGGGGATCATGTAATGACCAAAGAAGAATGCCGCGCCTACATCGCCCGCAAGCAAAAAAAATGCACTTGACGCAAAATTATTTCACAAATAGACAGATCGAACCGAAGCACAGGAGGACGCCGTGAAGGCTCAAGACCAAATCAGACAGTGGGCGGCGGACGGCGGGCGCAAGCTTGGCTGGATCGCTGACCAAGTTCCCGTCGCCAAATCCAGCATGTCACGCTGGATGCAGAACAACATCACGCCCGGCGCGATCTACCGCAACCGGCTGGCCGAGATCACCGGGATCGACAGCCTGCGTGAGAAGGAGTGCTGGAAATGAACCGGGGCCAAATACTCGACACCGCAAAGGCATACGTCACCAAGGATCGCGCAGACACGCACGGCGACGCGGAGAGCAATTTTAACCTCATCGCCCTGTACTGGACCGCGCACCTCGACACCATCGTGACCGCCCACGACGTGGCCGTGATGATGACCCTTCTGAAGCTGGCCCGCGCCAAGTCGAACCCGGCCCACGCGGACAACTGGATCGACGGCTGTGGCTATCTGGCCTGCGGCGGCGAGATCGCGGTGAGGGAAGGGTGAGGCTCGAAAGGAGCAAAGCAGAATGGCATTGCCTGCGTGCTTCGGCGCGTGGGCAAGAGCCAACACATGCCGAAAAGGTGGAAACAATCATCGGCGTGCAGGAACTCAAAGGCTACATGCTGCAACTGCACAAAGAAAACCGCCTAGACGAAAACGCCAAGGCGGCAATCCAAAAAAGGCTTGCAGAACTGGAAGCCTTCTACGGGCGCAAGCTAGGCTAAATCGCTGGCCGCGAGCCAAGCCTCAAAAGCCTGCCAAGCCGCGTCACAGCCCAGCGCGACACAGGCAAACGACCCAGCCTTGGCCGATGCTGCAAGATATTCCTTCTGCCCATCCTGCCACCTCCCAAGCGTTGGATCGCGGCGCTTCAATTCGCAAACAAAGGCCACCCGCGCCGGAATAATGATGTCCGAAGCGCCCGGCGTCATGCCTTCGGCCTTGTGCTTCGACACCGCGCCAAACTGGCCGCCGATCCGCAGCCCCTCATTGCGCGGATGCAGAGCAATCTTCCCCCATGTATCTGGATGCGCACGCCGCAGCCGACCAAAGAACGTGATCTGTTCTTGCTCCTCGGTCGGGCATTTGCCGCGAAACTCCAGATCACCAAATGTCAGCACGCCATCCTGCGCTATGTCCTGAAAATCACTGAGCCGCATGTTTTTTTTCCTCGCCAAATGGGTTCCACTCGATTTCCGCAACGCTTGGCGCTTCTGGCTCTATGTCCTCCGGGCGGTTATAAGCGCGGATGTCAAAGAAGCCGCTCTCAACGTCTTTGCGATACGTCACGGTCCTTGGCGCAACTGTCCCGCATTGCGTAGCAGCCTCAAAAGCGTTCCATTGAGACTGCCCTCTAATGTGCTTGGCCTCTGGCATCACCCAAGTCGTAAATTGCCTGTGAGGTGTCACCCATTCAACGCGCAGGGTCTTGTTGCCGCTGCGGCTGATGTTGGGCGATGCTGACATGCTAAGAACACGGTCAGTCTGCCAGCGCGTGGGATCGCTTTTCAGCGCCTTGAAATCGGCCTTTAGCTTCTCGTTTGGATCGACAATCTCGCATTTGCAAAACGCGCAGTATCGCGCTGCAATGTCGTTCTCCATGCTGCAATTGGGACAATCTTTAAACGTCCATCTATAGCCGCAGCGTTCATACTCACCGCGCTTGCCAGCTTGCACCATCCCCATGCAACGCCGACCAAAATGCACCGGGATTGGACCAAAGTCGGACATGATCTGCCGACCATCTAAATCGAGCGCATAGCCCGCCTCATCATGCGGATAGTCAAAATACTGCGGATTGACGCTGACCATATTTTCATATGAGCAAGACGGGCAGATGCAGGTCATGCCGCCTTCACCGCCACCAGCCTCACCGCCGACTTCATTTACAGGAACGGCGCGTGGGTCGAGCGCGTGCTCCAGGGCAAGGACAAGAACACCCCTCTAAAGGGCATCCCAGACCTCATCGACTCCGAGGGTTGGATCTACGACCTGAAGACCACGAGCGAGAGCATCGACGAGCGCGGCGCCCTCCGCACCATCTTGAACTACAAGTACCACGTGCAGGCCGCGCACTACATCCGGCTCGCGCAGTGCCACCGCGCCGACATCCTCGGGCACCGCATCATCCTCGTGGAGAAGGACGCCCCGCACAGCGTCGCCATGTACGAGATTGCGGGCGAGGTCTTGCAGGCTGGCCGTGACGAGTGCCAGCGCGCCTACAAGCTCTTCGATGACTGCCGCGCCGACGGCTACTGGCCGACCATCCTCGAGCGCCAGGGCATCCTCCGTCTCGACACCCTGCCCGGCTCCAAGACTTCCAAGGGCGCTGTCATCTCCTTCTAACCCCCAACCCAACAAACACAATGAGCGAGACACCCAGCAACTACGGCGAGAAGAAGTCCTACCCGCCCGCCAACAAGACGCCCGAGGACGGCACCTACACCTTCTACGTCTTCAAGCTGAACGACTGGAGCGTGGGCAAGACCGCCAAGGGCAACGGCTACGTCAAGGTCGACCTCTCGGCCTCCTGCGGCGCCCGCGTGAAGACCAAGTTCTTCTGCACCGACAAGGCCGTGAAGCGCGCCGTGGACTTCATCCGCGCCTGCTCCGGCACCACCGTCACCGCCGCCGAGATCAGCGACGAGACGAAGCTCGCGGCCGCCATCTCCGACCTCTGCTGCGGGAAGAAGGTCAGCGCCACCATCAAGCGCGGCGAGGACAGCACCTTCAACGGGCAGACCTACCCGTCCTACGACGTGGGCAACTTCAGCGCCACCGGGCCGTTCTGACATGAAGAAGATTCAACGATACACGGTAGGGACAGCTGACCCTGAAGCCATTGTGAAGGATAACAAAGGATGGCTTGTTTCCTACGATGACTACGCCGCGCTCAAGGCCGAGAACGAGCGTCTCCGCGCAGGAGTTGAAACTATGGAGTATCATGCCCCTGGTGTAGCTACTACAAAATGGGTTCGTGCTATTGAATACGACCGACTCCAAGCCAAGAACGAGCTTCTTCAAAAGACAGGGGATGCGATGGCTTTCAACTACGAGCAAATGGCAGCCCACGATGGGGTCTATGATTCCGACTTGATGAAGTTTGTTGAAGCGTGGCTCGCCGCCAAGGGGGTGCAGTCGTGAAGAAGCCCACCGTGTTCCTGATCACGGGCTACGCCAGGGCGGGCAAGGACACCCTCGCCGAGGCGCTGCGGGCCCACCTGCCCACCGCCCTCGTCACCGCCTTCGCCAATCCCCTCAAGGAAGCCGTCAACCGCTTCTTCACCGACCTCGGCATCGAGTCCGTCAACGTCAAGCACACCGAGGACAAGGTGCGCTTCCGCAACCTGCTCGTGGAGTGCGGACGCGCCGCCCGCTCCGTCAACGTCAACGTCTTCGCCGACAGCGTCGCCTATGACGCCCGCCTCGCCCTCATGTCCGGGCGCTCGGTCATCGTCCCCGACTGGCGCTACGTGAACGAGCACGCCGCCATCGTCAAGGCCGTGGGGCACCACCACCCCATCGTGACCGTCCGCATCGGCAGGGTCGGCTGCACCGCCGCGAACCAGGAGGAGCAGGACAGCATCGACCTCATCCACAACTCCGTGCCCCTCGTCCACGACGCGGTCTTCGCCGACGGCAACACCTCCGCGATACGCGACTGGGCCTTCGAGATCGCATCCACAATCCCCGATGCCCGACTCGCCTAAGTGGCTCCCCATGCGAAAGCCAACTCGAGAGGCAGGGGCGACCCGCAGACCCTCTCGCACGCTCAGCTCGAAGCCTGCCGCCGCTGGGGCATCACGCCCTACCGAGCCGCGTGGCTCCTTTCCTGCCCCCGCACACAGCGAGGTCTGGACTCTCGACGACCTAATGGACTACGCGAGGGAACAGGGCTACAGCATCGAACTAACCAAACTGACTGAGGAGGTGCGCCGTGGCTGAGGAAACCCGCATC